TTCACCAATATAATTTGTCACTGGTGGCGATATTTTCTCTGATGCTTCTGCAACATCACAACTTTCTCTCCAATCAATCATAGCCTGTAAAAATTGTTTATTGTCAACATAGTGAACACTTTTCTTCTTTGCCATTTAAATCTCCAAATAATATACCTTATAATAGTGCTTATAGCTATAAATGTCAAGTCTCTTTTAATATTTTCATTAGGGGTATTGACAAGTGGAAAAAAAAGGTGTATATTAAGTATGTGCTTTGGTCAATGAATAAGTTTAGAGTCTGATTTAGCTTCCATTAGGAGATCATCATACACCTCTTCATCATCTTCTGAAGTTATAGTTTCTTCATTATTCCAATCGGTATCCAACTTTCTTATCACATGTTCATAATATTTGGACAATCCAACAGATGCATCAGCAACAAGCACACATTGAAATTTAGGAATATTGAAATATTTTTGTTCAGTAAAGTGTTGAAGCCATGGGGATAAATTAAGTGTTTCTCCAGTGGGCGTTTTATTCTCGACATCCATTTTTAGTGGATTTATGATCTCATAATATTGTGAGCTTTCATTGCTCATTTCACAAACGATCATCTCATTATTGACAAGCTTTAAAATCTTATAGTTTTCTATGTTCATTTTAAATTTATCCTGTCTATTTTGTAATCGAAGTTCTGTTCTTGATATATATTTATGCGTTCTTTAAAGTGTCTTAAAGTGAAATTGATTTTAGAATCAAGGGAGAGATCGTCGGAGATATCATAGAGTCGTAAGATTTTGCCTCCCCCTGACTGCCGCAAGCCACGCCCAAGAGATTGAAGCACCCTGATTTTGCTTTTTGAGGGGCTTGCGAACACGATGTTGTGAATGTTACGAATATTAATACCAGTGCTGAAAGTCCCATAACTCGCAACAATGATGGCATCTTTTTCATTTTCTACAATCTCCCGTATCTCTTCTCTGGTGTCTGTATTGACACCCCCATAAACAAAGAAAACTTTCCTGTCTTTGTATTTATCATTTATAATATCGTATAAAACTTTACCATGTTTCTCTACGAACTGAAAAAGGCAGAGAGTGTTGCCATTGCAATAACCCATAAGGTTGCATAGAAAAGTATTCCTTTCAGCCTTAGTGACGATGTATTCGAGTTCAGCAGCATATTCAAAGTCCTTTACTATTTGTCTATCCTCATCAGGATATTTTAAAACTATACATTTAATTTCTAAATCAGCTAATGTTTTATTATCAATTAGTTCCTTAGTTGTTATAACATATTTTGCTTTACCAAATAACCCTTCCAACACCAACCTATGTGTTTGAGTCCCATCCAATGTACCTGTCAATCCAAAACGATACTTGCAAGTATCAAGTTTTGTTAGAATACCTGTAAGTGACTTTGCTTTGAATAAATGTGCTTCATCACCGAACACCGCACCAAACTGTCTAAAATACTGTCTGGGCATTCTGTGAATAGATTGCCAAGTGGATATTACAACATCTTTTGTTGCTTTCTTATCATATCCTTGATATATTTTCTGACAGTAAGTTTCTGAACTCCACCCGTAGTCATCAAAATCTTTATACATCTGTTCAACAAGCGAAGTGGTTGGAACCAAAATTAAAGTTTTCAGTTCCATCATCTGGTAGTAACGAACAAGACAATAAATTATTAATGACTTACCCGAAGCAGTAGGAGAAATAAGCAAAGAACGATTTGTGGCGATAGCATGGGCGATGGCATCAATTTGATAATCTCGTACTTCAATTCGTCGTCCATTAAGTGTGGGTCTAAGTCCTCGTACAAACCCCTGCACCACACTTCCGGCCACTGTGCGTTCACTTCTAACTCCGTCTTCCAGTTCATAATTTTCACCATTATTTTTAAGGTACTCTTCTATATAGGGGAGAAGTCCTGTATAAATCTCGCCTGTGACAATGTTATATAATCTAATTTTTCCATCCCACATCTTGTTCCGATAGGCAGGAATATATTTGAAACCCGGAACTTCAAAGGTAAAGAAATCATTGAGTTCAGCAGATACGGATGGTTCAACATCAGTTAATTTTAAATATACTTCGTTCTTTTTAGATATTAGCATTTTGGAAAGTTCCAGCTTCTCCGTATTTACCTCTAACAATAATATTCCAAGATACGCTAATTCTATCCACGGGAGTTGGAGGAACCCAATGTTGTAACCATGCTGGAAAAATATATCCAGTGCAGGGCAAACAATTAAATTGAACCATATTTGAGTTATACTTGTTTGATTCTTTTCTTGGAGACAGAACACTTGCTTGAACTCTAGGATCAAAGAATTGAATTGGTGATGCTGGGAATTCAGAATGGAGATAAAATACTCCAGAAAGTAAGTTATTGGAATGTGTATGTGGTGGATGAGATTGATTGGGCTTTAGATGGTTTGACCACATGCTTGTAATTTCTATTTTATCAAACTTGTATTTTAAATCATTTAAATATTTCTCATTCTGTTCATGAACAATATCTACCAATTTTCTAAATGTAGATAGATTTTGTAATCCATCTTTAGATTGATTCACCATATCTACATTTTCATTTGCTAAAATGTAAGTATCCATTTGTGTTACATCAAGTGCATTGAGATCATTAAAACCACAATTAAACTGATACACTACCGTTGGAAATATTTCATGTTTATTTACATTAACCATGATATTACACTCCACCTTTCACCTTTTGTTACTGGTTTAACCTCATGAGGAAACATAAAGTTAGAAGGAAAAACTAAAGAAGAACCAACTGTAGGATGGTATTCATTATCAGCAACAACAAATTCCCCTCCCTCATAATCATCATTTAAAAACAATAAGCACGAAACTTGTGGGTATCCATACTTTTGACCATGAGAATGATGTATATTGTCAATATGTGAGGACATAAAACCATTAATGCCATACTTATTAATACGAAAGTCAGTATGATGAATGCAAGAAAAGTTTTCATGTTCCTTTCCATAAAATCTCATAGATTTCAAGACAGATTCTCTTAAAGATGGGTATGGTCTATTTTCTTCTCTTGCCCAAACCTCATCCATCCTAACTCGTTCTTCGCTATTATCATTTTGTCCTTTGTGACTAGAATATGTTGACGATTTCCAATCCCAAGGATAATTAAAAACCTCTTTTATTTGATTACCAGAAATAACATCATTATAATAACCAATCCACTTTCTCATCAAAAACCTCCAGCAATAAACTTCTTCCAATCTTGGGCATTACGAATATCCCATCCTCTATTATCTATGGACTTTATCACACCGTCTATAAATTCTACTACTGTTTCATAGTACACAACCTTTTTCTCAAGCTCAATAATATCATCGTCAGAATTGATGTACATTTGAAGGTCTGTCTTTAGAACTTTTAAATCAAAAGGTTTTGCGGCATAAATTTTTGCATCAGATTTGCCACCATAATATTCCCATTTTTGACGATATAACCTTTTATGTTCAGCTTTAGACTGAAACATCATAAGTTTGTATTTGGATTTATAGTCCAGCCATTTAGGTTTGATGATTTGATTTTTATAGGATTGTTGGTGTAGGTCTTCATCATCTAAAATAATAAGGTCTTCTTTGGATTCTACCTGTAGTTCACTTAACTTATCCATTTATTTCCTTTATAATGTAGTAAATTCATATATTTGATATGAGAATGTTGCACTCGCTGTCATGTATTGAACATCCGTAGCATCTTGACTAAATTGTAATGCACTAAGGGATACGGGATACATATTGTGAAAATCAACTTCAAGAATAGGATTATTTTTATTTGAAAGCACCATTAGATATGCATCAGAAAATAATGCATTTGCTGAAGTTACTTTTCCAACTCTTTCAGTTGGTGGGATTGCAGATGCACTAGGTGTACTTGACGTGTTAGCTCTAAAATTACTAAACTGTTTTCTGTCTTTTGGAAATCCTATAGCAGTCATCCATTCATGAAGTGATGTATAATTTTCTAGAAACTCATCAACAATAAAACTTATTTCAAGATTATCATAAGTTAGTTTATCACCCATAATTGGAATGTCTTTGAATGGTGTGGGAAAAATAGCTTCTCCCATATTAATGCCAGGAATAGTTGCAGCAGTTGTGAAAAACTCAACTTTCGGTAATTGGTGTATACCAAAACGAAATTGAGTTGGACTTAAATAATCCAGTTTATCTGGTTGTCTTTCTAGTGCAGTTGTCATATAACTATTTATAACAAAAAAAGAGGGTGCCCGAAAGCACCCTCTAAGTTTATAGTTAAGTTTCTTATTGTAACAATCTTACATAAGGTTAGTAACTTTAACCCGACGATAGTAAGAATTAACACCAGCTGTAAGTGCGATTGTAGCAGCAGTATTTGCAGCCTCGGCACCAGCAACGGCGTATGGGTTAGCAGCCATACCATAACGAGTCTTGAACCCGATTTTTGGTTGGAAGCTGTTCTCACCAACCGCACGAACCATTTGTAATGGAACATATGGGCAGTAGAACAAACCAGCGTCATAAGGTGATGTGCCTTTATATCCAACAACATAGTACTGACTTGCAGCAACATTGGCTGAATATGGGTCAACATAAACCTTATAACGACCATTCATCACACCAGCAAATGTGGTCTGTGTATCGTCAACATTAAGGTTGTTGTTGAGAGCAGGAGTGTAATCAAGAACACCAGCCATCTGAAGTGCAGAAGCAACATCAGCTGAACAGATGACAATATTACCCTTACCACGACGAGTTCTTTGACCAATCGCATTGGCATCACGCTCAATCTGGAACATAAGTCCCTTGAACTTCTCAACTGACCAACGACCATTTGAGTCGGTGTCAAGATCGAAGATACCAGCAGTTGTTGTATTGATCTGTGCGCCAGCTTCAGCAGTCTTGTAGATAGAACGAACAACCTCACGGTTGATTTCTGCAAGAATTTCTGTTGAAAGAATGTTGGCAAGCTCTGTCTCGGCATCCAAACCGTGGATTGCCTTGAGGTCTTGAGCAAGTTCCATTGAGTACTCAGCTTTTAGAGCACGGGAAACTGCCGTAACCGTTGAACTGTCGATAGCGAATGACATTTCAGCAAAAGCGTTTGTTCCGCTATCGCCAAGTGCTTCGCCTTGTGCTGTTGTCATACCAGTTGCAGTTGTGTAAGTACCAGCAGAAGGACTGTCGTTAAGAACGGCAGGATTGCTTTCACTTGCACCAATGTCGCCACCACCGATTGTACCGCCGGCGTTTTGGTTAGAGAAGTCACCAGAGAAACCGTTCGCAACTGCGCCGGTTGTCTCATCGACCAATGCCTCTTCACCATCTGTTGAAGCATGACGGGCACGCATTGCAAAGATAAGTCCTGTTGGACCGGTCATTGGTTGAACACCGCAAACATCATACGCAATTAGGTTTGGCATTGCACGGCGAACTAGTGAGATCAAAATTGGGTCCCAATTTGCTACACCAGCAGTATTAGCGCCTGGCACGGATTCCGCAAGGAAATTTGCATCTTCTCTTAAAGCTTTTTCTTGGTTCTCAAGAATTACTGTGGTAACCGCCCGACGATACGAATCTTCAATATTTGGAAGATCAGGATGTTGGAGGACTGGCGACCACTTTTCTTGTAGATGTTCTGTTTGAAACATTTGTTTCTCCTTTTATTATTTATTGCATCTATTTATTATGTTTATAATCTAAACAGCGCCCTTGATACGTTTCTCTGTACGACCAATAGCAGACATATACGCCCTCATTGCGTCAGTCGTATCAATGTCCTGTACGGCACTACCATAGTTTTCATCATCATTCTCATAAGTATCAACTGATCCAGTCTTTGGGAAATAACTTTCCTTTAGAGTGTCCAACTTTTCACGGAAAGTATCTTGGTTCTTAAAATCAACCTCTTCCGTTAGTGACTTAAACTTTTCAAATTGTGTGTCAGTCAAATCAGAAGAAACTTCTGCAATGACCTGTTCCCGAACTAGTTTAGAGTTAGTAGAATTCATTTGGATATTCGATTCCATAGTTGAATTTAACTGCTCTTCTAGATCAGCAATCTTGTCAGATTGTGCTTCCAGAACATCGTATCTTTCGTCTGGAACATCAATGTAATGATCTTCAAATAATTGTTTCAAACCAGAAATAAAGTCTTCAGCAATCTCACCTTTTAGTCCACGTTCAATTGCTAACTCGTTTTCTTTCATCCATTCCTCAACAACATAATCGAGGTATTGATCTACTTTTTCTGCGAGAGTATCCTTGTACTCACCAAGTTCTACTGACATAGCAACTTTCTGCTCTTCAGTAATTATTTTTAACTCTTCAGTAATTATTTTTAACTCCTCACGAGTCTTAGATTTAACTGCGGCTTCAAAAATTGTTGCAGCCTTCTCTTTGAACTCTTCAGAGAGGTCTTCCCCATCGACAAGAGCTTGAACATCAGCAGTAATGTCGATATTTTGAATGTGGGATTCTAGAACTTCCTCATCAACTTTCTCATGGTCGCCCATTTTCATGTAAGTTGCATGGAGGTCTTCTTTACTCATTCCTGACATCTCTTTATGCATTGCCGCCATGAGGTCTTCTTTGCTCATATCTTCTTCATCTTCTTCATCATCTTCATCTTCTTCGTTCTTCTCTGCTGCTTCCATCTTAGCAGATGCATCAGATGGTTTTGCTTTAGGATCAGATGCTTTCTTAGCAGATGCTGAAGCTTTCTTACCAATTTCTTTGGCATCACCAAGATCATCGGCTTCGTTTTTCTTATCGTCTTTCTCTGCTGGAATACCAGAATCATTAGGTTGACTTGCTTCTTCAAGTTCAGCAAGAACTTCTGCTTCTAGCTCCTCAATCGTTTGGTCTAATTCAGACATAGGAAGTCTCCTTTTTATATTAAATATATTTATAAATTACAATTTTTTGAGGAACTTTGCAAAAGCTAAAGCAGCTTCATTTGTTTGTCTTTGACGCTTCTTAGCATCAAAACTCTTTTTTACCTCTGCAACATGAGCTTCGACAACGAACCATGATCCCAAACCCATTCTTTCCCTTCCATAATCCCCTGTACAAACGCACTAGGAGCAGACGGGTCAGCAACAATATCTGCTGCAGCTGCAAGGTAAAAGTCACTTCTCACATACTTGGCACCGTTCCTCTCGTCCAAGCTTCCCATACCTCTCGATGAAACACCTAATTTAGTTCCCTCGTCCATTAAAGTTTTGACGATTTTACCCATAGGTGTTTCTAAAATACGAGCTTCACCTATAATATTCTTGCCATCTGGATATAACTCTGTGACAAGATGTGAAACTCTTTCCAAATTAACTGTAGGACCGTCTGGATGACCTAATTCACCAAATGCCCTTTTCTCATTAACAAATTTCCTATTATAGTTTGCAACCTCTTTTGTGAGTATTTCCATAGGATATATTCTTCCATTACGATTCTTAATATCTGCCTGCATGAAGATACCACGGATTTTATAGTTCTTTTTACCGTTTTCATTTTCTTCACAGATATATTCTACATCTTCAATTGCTTCTGAAATTAATTTTACAGTCATGCGCCCGGATGTCCTTGTCCAATTTCTTCAACATAAACAGCGCCGTCATTACCGGCAGTTTCATTGATTACTGAAATACGAAATTCAGTTTCGGCTCTATCATAAAGAACAAAACCCGGATCATCTACTGTTCCGGCTTCTAACAATAACCCATTAGCACCGGGATCAGATGTTCCATCATCATCGAATATTGCTACAGGAACTTCAGAAGCAAATCTTAGTGCCCGTTCTACATCAGGAACTACTGTTGTTGAAGTGCTTGCTTTTAAATAAAATCCATTTGTAGAAGATGCCGTAGGATAATCATCTGAAATAAGAAAAAGAACATCTTGGCCGCCAAACTCTGTTACTCTAAATGAGGAAGAGGGGGATAATTTGCCAAGATTAGCTTCATGCGCTGCATCATCGGCAGTCTGTGTTGCAGTGACTGTCCCAGCAACTCTTAGTGTTTTAAATGACATACCCTACTCCTATATTGCTAACATTTCTTTTTCAAAGTATCGCATAAGTTCTTTTTCGGTAACACCAAACTTTTTTGATACTTCTTTTATAGTTTTCTCAAAAGTATTTAGGAAATCTGAAGGTTTAGAATCCATGATTTTGAAGATAGAATCGATAGCATCCCGCATTTTAGGAGACAATTTCTTATATTCTGTTGATTTTTTGTGTTCATCTTTCTCAAAAACTGTGGTTTGATAAAGATCATTAATCTTCTTCATTACTATCCTTCTTACCAATAAAGGTATTAGCTAATTCTTTTCGTCTTGTTTCTAAAGAACTTCCCACTTTATCAATCATAGTGTTACTAAAATGTGCATCAGTTCCCAAATTGTCACCTGATGCTATATTATCAATAATTTCTCTTGTCATGATTATTTCTCCTCATCTTCTACTTCTTGACCATCGTATTTTGCAACATCATCTGGCGGAATTGGAGTTCCATCTTGTGATGGATACCTTGTGATACCATCTGTACCTTGTGGAACATCAACACCACCCTCTTCTGGATCAAGTCCAGTTTCTTTGTTTATTTGATCTTGCATATTTTCAATTTCATTGTCTGTCATACGCAGCACTTTCTTCATTACATATTCTTTACTGAAGAATGTACCGATATATGCTTCTACAGTTCCCAAGTTATTCATTCTTGATTCTAAAAGTTCTGCATCTTTTAATTCTGTAAAGTGACCATCTGCTAAGAAATCATATTGAATATGTTCTTGCATGAAACGCCAATCATCTGGTGATATCACACCTTTTAATAAAAGTTGCGTTTTTAAAATATCAGTGAATAATGGAACAAACTTCTTTCTTATTCTTTGAACAAACTTTGTAAATTTTAACTCATCTCTCGTAATCTCTGTAGATCGACCTAGACTGAATTGTGACTCTGCTTCCAAACGAGAAATTGGTACATTCAAAGACCTAAACAATTTTCTCTGGAAATAAATGATATCATCAATCTCACCAAGATTTGATCCACCCGGCAATGTTGTAATCTCTGTACCTCTGCCACCTTCTCGGCGGGGCAACCAGAAATCTTCCAACATACTCATATGATTTCTATCATCACGAATTTCACCAGTAGATGCATCATATACCAATTTGTTACGATAACGATTCATAACATCTTTAAGATATTGCTCTGCCTTTACTTTTGGTAGATTGCCAACATCAATGTAAAATATTCTGCGTTCTGGTGCCCGTGAGATACGATAGATAACAAGAGAATCTTCAATCATTCTTAATTGATTGACAGGTTTAATAGCTTTATGTAAATATGAAAGAACTCTACCAGAATTTCCATCAACTAATCCAGATGAGACATAAGTGATAGCATCTGGAGATATCCTAATTCCTTGGCCGCCAGTCGCACCGCCAAGACCTTTGTCATTGAAGATGAAAAATTCATCAACCTTCTTTACCTTTTCCACACCAGTTTTCTGATCTTGTTCTTTTTCTACTTGGCGAACTTTTTTAATTTTGGTTGGGTCAATGTATCGAACTTCTAAAATACCCTCTTTAGGATTGGAAGTATTGATAATCTTATGAAAGTAAATTCTTCCATCAACATACCATCTACGAAATAGATCGTGGCCTCTCTCTTCAAATTTTAAAAGCCTTAGAACTTCTTCAAATTCTTCTCTAATTCTTTTTTTGATGTTATCTGGATAATCAAGATTATCTAATACAACTTGTACGGAAATATCACTCTCATTAGACACAATACCTTCATTGACGATATCTTCAATTGCAGTATCGCACTCTGATTGTTGTGCAATATCACGATACCGTCGAATCAAATCTATATCTGTTTTTTCTTTTGCATCAGTATCCAATAACGAACTCGCAAAGCCTCCTCCGGCAATGTCTATTGTTCCATCATCAGAAGAAGGACTTGTAAAAGATACAACGTCCTTCTCTGTTTTACTGATCTTATATCCAAACAATTCAGCCATAATAACTCCCACTAATTCTTATATTTAGTAGGTCAAGAATTAGAAGTTTACGCCAGAAGCTTCAAAGTGTTGATATCTCCAAGTAACTTCAAATTCTTCAATAGCGTCTGCATTTTCAGATGTTAATTCAATTGCTGCAACAGTTGTGGGCCATGCATTTCTGAATATGTAAGTTTTTAGAATTGTATCATCTCTATCTAATTGCTCAACCTGTAAATCAGTTTGATAATCGGCTAGATTGACAACACCCGTTCCTTCAGCAAGATCGTTAATACCGTTCATCCACAACTCCATAGCAGTACGAATACCAAAGTCGGTATCATTCATAAATGTTGTTGTCCATGGATCGTCAAAGGTTCTATCGCCTGCAATAAAAATCTGCCGACCCCTAAATGGAATTGGAATCTCACTTAAAGTTTGTGCTGGTAGACTGGATGCTCTTGCTAAGAATGAAGCTCTCCGAACATCTAATCCAATTGCAATACCAGATGGTGGTGTAATTGTAACTCTGAACTGATTAGCCCGAGCACCACCACCGATTAAGTTTGCTTTAAAATCATCTATGTTTGCCATGTGAAGTTACTCCTTAAAATTGTCCTACTACTTCACTGAACTCTACACCTGTGCGAACTGCGACAAAGTTAAGAGTGATAAAGTTAATTGATCTGGCTGGTTTGATATAGATGTCTCCAATAAACTCATTTCTATCTATAACTTCACCAGTATTGTTAGTAGCATCAGCGACCACCTTAAAGTCAAAGATACCTCTACGACCTTGAACATCTCTCAAGAAGGGTTCGATGAGATTTCTAAACTGGGCTCTTGTGAATTCATCGTTGAACTCAAACAGTGAGAACTTAGCAGCCGTTGAAATTGCTTTTTCCAAAACCAAGAATAATCTTCTGACATTAATTCTATCAAACGCACTTGGTTTTGAGAGAGCAGTCTTATCACCAAATAATACCACACCTTGGCCCGGAAAATCAACAATAGGATTGATTCTTGCCCGATAGAGTTGATCTCTTTCTGACTTTTTAGGATTGTAAGAAAGTTTGATAGCACCTCTCACATTACCTCTGTTAAATCCACCTGGCGAGAACCAAGGATCAGCAACATTATCTGTGTATGCACAAAGACCCGCTGTATCGCCGTTCATTGGTACAAAACGGAAAACATCGTTGAACTTATCATACATTTGTTTATATGCACTATCAAACACCATATATGAAGATGAAGGACAAAGATCAAACGCATCAACAACATTTGATGTAGATGTTATGGAACTTGAAACTCCCACAGTTGCTGAACGAAATGGCGACACAAATCCAACACAATCTTTTCTTGTTTCAACAAGAGCCGTCAACATTGTAACATGCGTATCTTGTGTGGATGCAGTATCTCCAGCTCCACCACCCTTACCACCAAGGATTAGATTGACATCAACTGATTCTACATCATCAAAATTATCATATCCTATTTCAAGTTCTCCTGCCGTAACCGCATAATCATCAGTACCATTTTTAAGGTTTGTTGTTGTTGGTGTGTCAAGTGCGGCATATGAATTACCGCCTGCTTCAAGTTGAATTTTGCCGTCTTCGTTTTCGTTTGAAGTGCCAGTAGCATCCAGAACAATATTTTCTCCAGCATTGGCTCCAGCACCGTCTGTACCACCATCTTCTATTACAATCTCTGATGTTTCACCAGTGAAGTCTGTACCCCAGTTTGTACCAGCTGAATTATGATCCATTGAATAAACAAAATTAGAAGTTCTAAAGATTTTATCTACATAATAAGTACTATCGCCTTGAGGTGACTTACCAGTTGAGTTTTTAGAAAGGTTTGCAAATGTCTCTAAAACAGAATTAGTTCTATTGCCATTACTAGTTATGGAAAATCCACTGATTTCTCCAAGTTGATCGTATACCACAATATGCAATTCATCACTAGTTCCTCTTGTGTTCTGTGTTGCATAATCTGATGTGCCAGGAGCTGCATCAAACAAGTCATAAAATCTCCAGCGGCGGCGAATACTTGTAGCAGTAGCAATTGTACTCTGAAGACCAGAACCATTTGGATCATCTTTTAATTTGATTGTGATAGTAGACGCATCGAGTGCAGTAACTTGATATTCAAAACCAAGTGATTCACCAAAATTAACAATATCATGCAAAGTGAATACCGATCCATCTGTTACACTGATAACTGTTTGTCCAAGCGCCTCTTCAGCACTTGTAGTAGTGACAGCAGTTTCTTCAAACGCTGTTGAATTGGCGCAAATAGAAACACCAATTGAGTTTCCCCAAATACCGGCAGTTCTTGCAGCCCACTCACCAACTGAACCTTGACCATCCTTAAAGGAATCTTCGTAATGATCGTCATCACGAATAATAAATGATGTTCCAGATGCAATAGCATTTGTAACACCAGATTCACAACGGACAATTTTTAGTTGGTCTGAATATTGAAGAAAGTTGGCAGCAGTAAAAAATGTTTCAAATTGATTTGAATTATTTTGAGGCTTACCAAAAACTTTTACCATATCATCTTCATTACCAACGGTAACGATTGAATTTACAGGGCCTTTCTGGAAGGCACCAGCAATAGCACCAATTGTTGTTGGTACAGATGGGACAATTGTTGTAAGATCAATTTCTCTTACATGAACGCCAGGAGACTTTAAAAAACTCATATCTCTACTCCTTTATCGAAGTCTTGTTATTTAAGAATATTTATAATATTTGATTTCTTAAACCCTCATTTTATATGTGTTATAACATATAAATAATATTATGAATGAACACTATGAAAAATACAAAGATACAATCAAAAAGGTTGCTCGTAGAAACTACCAAAAGAGAATTGTTCTATTGAATGATTTTTTGGCAGAACAATCTTGTATTCATTGTGGTGAAAGTGAAACAATCTGTCTAAGATTTCATCCACACGATTCACAAATTCGTAAACTAACAAAACGAGTGGGCACGAATAATGAAAGCAGAAAAGAAATATTTCATCTAATAAGTCAGTCAAAGATTCTGTGTTCAAATTGTTTTATCAAAGTTGATAATGACCTAATTGAATTTATATAGGGATTTACCAATCTGTATTATAATCTCTGACAACAGTGGTCCATCTAGTTCCATATTCATCAACTTCATCTCCAAATGGGTCATCAACACCATTCACTATAAATCCAAACGGAGCCATGTCCTGCTCTAACATATCTTGTTGCTCTTTCATCATAGTCATTCGTATATCATTATCAGTTAGTTCTTTAAAGTAGGTTTGATCTGTAGCCCATCCAAAAATAAACATACAGGCAACTAAATCATCATTACATCCATCATCTGCCGTATACGATGAACCTTTAATAATAAAGGTGGACAACTCATTGACACAATCATAATCTTCGACAATAAGTTTATTATCCTCAATTAATTGTTTAAGATTTGAACACCCAATCTTCTTAACTGCTTTAGTCGTTCTTATCCCCAATTGCGCTCGACCCCCTGAGAAGCCCGCTCCAAGCACTTGTCCCGCTCGCCCACGCATGGAAGCCATAACTAGGTTGTCATACTCCAAATCAAACTGTAAAGTGTTTGCGACCTGTTCACCTATGTCGTTTACCTCAACCATTACATATGCATTGTTATATGCCTTCGCAATTTCATGTATTTTGGTGGGAAACAGGAGCGGTTTAATCTCATTGTCTCTAAACTTTGCGACAATCTTATATGGAATCTCTGTAACATCAAACACTATAAATGCAGAATAATCATTTGCTGTCCCTCTGGAAACATCAGCAGTAAGCATATATGTGTGATTTTCTTCTGGTCGAACATGAATATCTATTCCAACATTTGAATGAATAGGCGTTCTGTATGTCAATTGTTTTAGTTTCATAGAACTAATCAAAGTATCAATAGAGCCTAGAAACTCACATTCAAACTCCGAATTGAATTGTGATTGAGAAGTATTTCGTATTGTTTCTTCTTTCCAAACTTCATCTCTGCCGGGAACTTCACTCCAATGAACTTCTGTAGGAATATAATCATTTCTCTTTTCTTCAGCATCAACCCATATCTTATAGAACATGTTCATACCATGAGGTGTAGAAACAATAATAACTTTTGTATTTTGACCAGAGGTAATTGTGGGATAAACAGATGCAAAGAATTGTTCTGCAACATTGGAGGGAACGAAAGCAAACTCATCAAGGAAAATGATGTTATATGAACCACCACGGATAGCACTTGAAGAAGTAGCTGCGGCTATAATTTTACTGCCATTCTCTAATTCTATATTACCTTTGTTCCACGCAACAACACCTTGTTGCATCCACTTAGGAAGATTCTCATATGCAAGTTGTAGTCTACTTAAAATGTCTCTAGCAGTTGATGACTTATTTGCAAGAACAGCAATATTTACATTTGGATTAAACAATGCATAATGTAATAGATAACTAATGATAGTAGTAGATTTGCCAGACTGTCTAGGTAACTTAAAGATACTAAATCTGTTATCATGCATGGTTTCAATCATGCCCTTTTGAAAATCATACATTTTAAAAGGAACAAGACCTTCGTCCAAAGAAACTATTTGGACATAGTTTTCAATAAAATACAAAGGGTTTTCAGCACACTTGTGATACTCTTTAATATCATCTTTTGTGAACTCAACAGCAGTATTTGCTTTTTTGAGATTGGGGTTACCTAGATATTGATTTTGGTCAGCCATACTACTTCTCTTTCAACATCTTCTGCAATTCAGCAGTACTTCCCACAAACAAAGCATTGGTCACATTCTTAGGTGCATTGTTTGGAACCTCTTTCAACCTTTTCATTTTTTCTTGTAAATCTCCAAGCTTCTCAGTAACTTCTGCAACTTGTTTAATAAGATTTCCAGCAACCTCATATGCTCTTGGGTGATCTGATTCTTTTGCGAGTTCCAATATTCCTTCGATTGCATCAGTGCCCCTTTCGACTAGATTATAGAAGTTTTGTCTTTGGTATGCATAGTCCCTGTCGGTATCATTTGCATCACCCCAATCTTCTTGTTGTTTTATAACTTCTTGTTTTGGAGGTTCTTTGTTTTTTTCGACTGATATTTCTTCTACAATTCCCAATGCTTTATCAATAATATTATCTGTCATTTTTTCTATTCGTCCTCACCAGTTACAGGATTAAACTCTTTTGCATCTGTAAAGAAAGATGATACTTCATTAAATCCAAAATCATCATCAGCGTCAGCACCAGCTGGGTTTGGTGTGACGGTCAGTCTTTGTTCTCTTTTTGGAGACTTATCTGGTAAATCAAGGAATTGATCAACTTGAGCAGTTTTGATAATATTACTGGAAGTAACAGGGCCATACAAGTAGAATTTACATGTAAAGTTCATTGTATATATTAGTGCTCTTCGTGATTCAAATTCTCCTTCATAGTTATCTTCATAACTGATACTATTTAGGATAATTGGAACATCTCTTTTGATTCCCATGTCAGCCATATCATTAATTGTTATTGTATAGTCTGGTTGAAAATAGGGTAATATTTGTTCAACAATCTGTAAGGCATCATCTGACTGTTTTGCCATCACATACAGGACAACTTCTAAATTGTATGGAACTGGCATAAATTGTGTATCTAGTGTTCTGCTTGTAGAACCTTTTACTTTTTTAAACTTTTGAACTCGACTTAATTTACGAGTTGAATCATAAGAAAGGTTTTGAATCTCAAAACCAATTCTAGGAAGTGTAACTGCAACCTTACTTGATAAATCTGCATCAGCTCTAAGACGAACTAAAAACTTTTCTCTTGGTCCATATGCAAGTGGAACTTTCATAGATTGAGCAATATTACCAGAACTGTCTTTACGAACCAACTGGACATTGTTAAATGTTGTTCCAAATCCTACGATTATCTTTCGGATTGTTTCATGATAGAATTGCTGACCTAACATTATAAATTACCCTCCTACATCACCAAATGGATTTGTTTCTGTAAAGTCTAATACAGAATTTGCAGCTGTAGATGATATTGAACCATCTTCTGTTTCAAACAATTCATTTTGTGCCGATGTGTCTACATTACCATCAGCGGCACTGCTTCCATCACCTAATATATAGTCTTCCTGTAATAAGAATTCGCCATTTTCATCCAAAAGAACACCAGCTGAAGTAGTCATGTCACTGGTTTCTAGTGCAACAACTTCATCATTTGCATCGTCCTCATAAATCATTCTTCCAAATTCAGTTTCTAATAGAAGTGAATCAATTGATGCAGTATCTTGTTCCATTGTAAATTGTAATGCAAGAGTATCAGTTGATAAACTATCTTCAATTGCATCAATGGCAGAAATGTCTGTATCCAAAACTTCTGAACTATAATCAAAGAGGCGACACCGCATTTTATAAACTGGGTTGTTGTCAAGTTGAAAATATGGTTCGTCATGATCAACAAAATTAATCTGAAATAGCTTTGATAGAATTGGATGAAAAATTAAATCACCCTCTAAAGGTCTATCTGAATTAGTTGATGTTGATTCTGAAATAATATATCCACTTTCAAATGATGCAGAGGCCTCTACTGTTCCACTATCCAAAGTTCCTTCTTCCAAAAGAAGGGAACCGCTAAGTGTGTCTGTACCACTCTCTATTGTAATCTGTTTAGTCAACTCTTGAAATCTAGTTTTAGCAACAACGAATGTTGCTTCACTTAAATTCTGTAAACCAAACTGGCTC